AGACCAGAATACCAAGCGCCAACAACTATTAAACCGTTTGCAATGGCATATATGCGGTTTTCCATTTATCCAAAGGAAAAGAAATAATGGACCACGACGTATGGATGCGAATACTAGATTTCATTGATTATCATGCTCAGGCGTTATGGTGGATGTTTGTGTTGTCAGCAGGATTTAGGATGAAGTGATGCAAAACGAGATATGGTTTCTGAAGGGCCAACAGCGGTTGCATGGGTCGGAAAGCTACATTGTTGAAGAATTCGACGATGAGGCGGAATGCAGGAAGGAAATGGAGCGGCTTCAGCGTGAGATGCCGGGCCATCATTTTTGGCTCGAGGGCCATTATTCAGAGGTCGCGGTCGTCTCGAAAGAAGGGTTTTGGGTCGGAGATTAATTGTTTCGTTACCGAAACGATTGGGGGTCGATTTCAGGTCGATCAAGACGGAAAGATTTCGTTTACGGCGTAAGTCATTGAAATATAGTGTTACCGTTTCCACCAGAAGTCTTATTTCATCTGTTGTCCTCTGATTAAGAGAGAGATAGAAGAATAGAGAAAGGGTGGGAAACCCACTTCGGAATGGAAACGGAATAAAGGGGTTTTTGGCTATGATGAATGAACAGCAATTCAAAAGTTGGTTTCGGGAAAACTGGGACGGATGGCTTTCGACTTATGAGCCGAGGCGAGGTGGAACGATTGGGATTGCGGATCTTCAGATCATGGTGAAGGGCAGGATTGTGCCCATTGAGTTGAAAGTTGGAGAAATCCAAGGTGAGAAGCTGTCTTGTCATGATGTCCGAGCTTCTCAGGTTCAGTGGCATCGGGATTTGTTCAAAGCCGGAGGCTACAGCTTGTTTATTGTTGGTGTTGGCGAGGGCAAAACACCTGATAGGATATTGTTTTATCAAGGTTCAAAAGCCGCGATGCTTCAAAATAAATTTGATTTCAGGCCAGAAGATGAAATTGATGTAACTAATTTCTCTTCTCAACTGCATGATTTGTTAGCATTCCGAATGGGTTGCTACACTTAACGATTTCTTTTTGCGTTTGTTTTGTTCCGGAGCATACTCGCTTTCTCATTCTGAGAGGGAGAATGCACTGTGGCAAAAGCCTCAAAAGCTGTTGCGATACCGCCTAAACGTAAAGGATTTTGGCTGAACGATGATGTTAAGCAGGAAGATCTTGCGGAAATCATTCGTCGTATCGCGGAAGGCGAAAGCCTAACAAAAGTTTGCCAAAGTTTGAATAAAGACGGTTCAAAACGCTTTCCGAGCCCGGCGACTTTCCTTGCGCACATCAAAGATGAGCCCTTTTTGGCCAAACAATACGCACGAGCAATTGAAATGAGAGCAGACATTATGGTCGAGACCATGATGGACATTGCGGACGATGACGCAAATCCTGCTCGTGCGCGAAACCGCATCGACACACGCCGCTGGCACAATGAAAAGCTGGCCCCAAAGAAATACGGCGCAAAATTCTTGGCCGAGAGCACTTTGGACGTGAACATCAAGCAAAAAGTCGATTTGACGCTCATGCCAACGCAGGTCCGTGATCAGTTGCGCCATGCTTTGTTGAAGCAGATCGAGCTCACAGCGGTCGAGGCTGACTGATGCATGATCGGGTGGCTTACGATTTAGAGGAACTTGCCGAAAGCTACACGCCCGATGAACTTTTGTTCCTTTTGGACAAAGCAGATTGCGAAGAAAGTTTTGTTGATTTTATAAAACTTGCATGGCACGTGGTCGAACCGGGCCAAGATTATGTCCACAACTGGCACATCGACATGATTGCGGCGCATCTCACTGCAATCACTGATGAGATGATGATCGACGATGAAAAATATTACAATCGTTTGTTAATCAACGTGCCACCGGGCGCGATGAAGTCATTGCTAACCAACGTCTTTTGGCCAGCTTGGGAATGGGGACCACGCAATATGCCCCATTTGCGCTATGTTTGCGCCTCCCATGGTCAAGAGCTCGCCATCCGTGACTCGACGAAGATGCGCCGACTGATTCAGTCCGAGTGGTATCAATCACTTTGGGGCGACCGTGTTACGTTGACAGGCGACCAGAACGCAAAGACCAAGTTCGAAAACACCGCAACTGGCTTCCGCCAAGCCGTGGCCGCTGGCGGAATCACGGGTGCTCGCGGTGACAGAGTCATCATCGACGACCCCCACACAGTGGAAAGCGCCGCCTCGGACCAGATGCGATCGACCACGATCGATTGGTTCCTGCAAGCTGTGCCGACCCGTTTGAACAATCCGGACAAGTCGGCAATCGTGGTCATCATGCAGCGCCTCCATGAAGAGGATGTTTCTGGTGTCATCCTCGATAAAGGTTTGGGCTACGACCATATTATGTTGCCCATGGAATACGAGCCCCTCCGCGCCGCTCCAACGATGCTGGGCTGGGAAGACCAGCGCGAAACGCTAGGCGAGCTCCTTTTCCCTGAACGGTTCCCAGAGCACGTTGTAGAGCGCGACAAACGGGCCATGGGCCCATACGCCGTGAGCGGTCAGTTCCAACAAATTCCAACCCCTGCAGACGGCGGGATCATAAAGCGCGACTGGTGGCAGCTTTGGGAGCATGACTCGTTCCCTGCGTTCGATTACATCATTGCCAGCCTCGACACGGCTTACACCGAGAAAACCGAAAATGATCCATCGGCCTTGACCATTTGGGGTGTTTACACGGAAGATCCCATTTCGACCGAGGCCATGAAAAAGCCGCTGGGCCTCAAAGACATGTTCCAAAAGGAACGTGGCTACAAAGCTCCCCACCCAAAAGTTATGCTCGTCAATGCATGGGCGGAGCGCCTTGAGCTTCACCAACTCGTGACCAAGGTTGCTGAGACGCTGAAAAAATACAAAGCGGATGCAATCTTGATCGAAGACAAAGCGGCAGGGCACTCGGTTGCGCAGGAGCTTCGTCGACTTTACAACCATCTCGGCTTCATGGTCATCACCGACAACCCGAACGGCATCGACAAACGCTCGAGGCTCTATTCGGTCCAGCATATTTTTGCTGAAGGGCTTGTTTATGCCCCGGACAAGAGCTGGGCGGACATGGTCATCACCCAATCGGCCATTTTCCCCAAAGGAAAACACGACGATCTTGTCGACACCGTATCAATGGCCTTGCGTCATTTGCGAAAAACAGGCATGATAGCCCGACCTGAAGAAGCCCAAAACGATTACGAATCTAGCATCCAGCATCGCGGAGCGCCTCCTGCTCCGCTTTATGCCGTTTGAGAAGGAACATAGGAAATGGCGCTCACCCCCGGCCTCAGCCCAAACATCCGCTTGCCCGGTGATGCGCCCGAAGAGTTTCAGCATGAGGGCATTGAGATTGAACTCGCGGATGAGGGCGATGCGCCCAACGTCGATGAAAAGGGCAACCTACTCACGATTGAACATGGTGATGGGTCGGTCACGCTGACGCTCGATGGCTCGCCGTTGGAAAGCGCAAACGAGGGCGGGCCGGAAGGCTGGTTCGATAATCTGGTCGATAAAATCAACGAGGCGGAGCTCGCTCGCATCTCCGAGGAGCTGTTAAAAGGCGTTCAGGATGACCTCGATTCCCGCAAAGAATGGATTGACGACCGCGCTCAGGGCATTAAACTCATGGGCCTCAAAATTGAGATCCCCGGACTTTCGGGAGCTTCCGATGGTGCACCAGTCGAAGGCATGTCAAGAGTCCGCCATCCGCTCTTGCTCGAAGCCGTATTGCGTTTTCAGGCGAACGCACGGTCTGAGCTTTTGCCCACTGACGGCCCAGTGAAGATTCGCGAGGACAACAACAATGCCGACCTCGCCTCCGACCAACTCGCCAACGATCTTGAAAACGATCTTAATCATTACCTCACAAGCACTGCGCGAGAATATTATCCCGACACCGATCGGATGCTACTCATGCTTGGGTTTGGTGGTACTGCCTTCAAAAAGGTATACTTCTGCCCCCTCCGTGGTCGCCCAGTCAGCGAATCGATAGACGCCGACGACCTGATCGTGAACAATGCTGCAACCGACCTGAGCAACGCGAAGCGTGTCACCCACCGCATCTACATGCGGCCTTCAACCGTGAAGCGTATGCAAATTCTTAACGTTTATCAGGATGTTGAGCTGAGCGCTCCGAAACAAACGGACTACGATGCCGCTCAACGCGAAAAGATGGCCCAACAGGGCATCGCTCCGGATCAAATGAATCCAGAGGACCGTGATCGCGAGATCTACGAATGCTATTGCGAGCTGAACATTACTGGCTTCGAGCATAAACATAAACGCAAAGAAACAGGGCTCGAAATTCCTTATCGGGTGACCATCGATGTATCCAGCAAGCAAATCCTTTCTATTGTCCGCAACTACGATGAGGAAACTAAGGATCTTCCTGAAGCCCGTCAGAATTTCGTCAAATACACATTCGTACCGGGGATGGGCTTTTATGACATTGGTCTCCTCCACATCCTAGGGAACACAACCAATGCTATCACTGCTGCTTGGCGCGAGCTACTTGATGCGGGTATGTATGCCAATTTCCCCGGCTTCCTTTACGCCGACACTGGTGCACGTCAAAACACAAATATATTCCGAGTTCCGCCCGGTGGTGGAGCATTGGTCAAAACTGGTGGAATGCCGATCAATCAGGCGGTCATGCCGCTCCCATATAAAGAGCCCTCCGGCGCATTAATGAACCTCGTTCAAAACATGGCCGAAACGGGCGCTCGCATTGGGGGCACCTCCGAACAAGCCGTGGGCGAAGGCAAACAGGATGCCCCCGTTGGCACGACAATCGCGTTGATCGATCAGGCGACCAAGGTTTTGAACGCCGTTCACAAGCGCATGCATGCCTCGCAAGCTGAGGAATTCGCGCTCATTGTTCGTTGCTTCAAGGAAAATCCTGAATCATTTTGGCAGAAAAACCGCCGTCCGGCACGCAAGTGGGATCAGGAAACATTTATTCGCGCTTTGAACCAAGTCGATTTGGTACCGCAAGCCGACCCAAACACGGCTTCCCAGACCCAACGGCTCATGAAAATCGTTGCGTTGAAGCAGATTCAAGCGCAGAACCCAACGCTCTACGACCCAATCGCCATCGACACGGCGGCATTGCAAGCGGTTGGTTGGTCCAATCCTGAGCAATTCATGATCCCACCGCAAGCTCGCGGCGCACCACCGCCCGAAATGCAAAAGCAAATGGCGGAATTGCAAATCAAGAAGCAGGATTCCGACGCAAAGCTCATGGCTGCCAAGGGCAAACTTTCCGTAGATCAAGCAAAGCTCCAGCTGGACAGCATGAAAATGCAACAGGAAGGACTCGCCGGAGGTCAAACTGGCCCAACCGACCACGAGAAAAAGGTCGACCAGTCCGAGCTCATGATAAAACAACAGCTCGCCAACGTGAAAGCGGCGGACACCAAAATAAAAGCCGCTCAGCTCGCTGCGACCATGAAAAAAGACCGCATGGACAATATGGTTGAAGAGCAGGAAATGCTGGCCAAAGAGCGAATTCAAATGATTGACCTCGCGCAAAACATCGCGGTTCACCCAGAAAGCGAACAGGTCGTTCGCAATTTGCTGGGTACCGTCATCCCCGCAATAACTGGGAAACAACCACAATGACCAAAGACATTTTGCATCTCGCGCGTAGTGTGAAGCCATTAAAAGTTAATCTCGGTCGTGGCGGTCGTCCGAAAAAAGGAGCATCCCCTGCTTCGTTCACGCCCAAAGCGTTGTCCGACGAAGAATACACAAACAAACTTACTTCAATGGGCCTTCACCATTTGAGCGACCCTTCGATCAGCCCAATGAATTTGTTTTTCAGCAAAAATCCACAATATATGGATGAACTGAAAGCACAAAATCAGCAATATAGTTTGAATCAACAACAAAAAGATTTGTTTCCGGGCAAGGCCGACGGCGGCGAGCTGAAAGATCCCACGAAACGTGCGGCGTTCATGAATCTTTTCAATCCGAAACCTGCCAATTTGCCAGCGATCGTGGCCGCGCCCGCGCCAGCACCTTCGACGCCGGAAGAAAACAAAGCGCTTGCTGTGCCTTCCAGCGGCCCTGCATCGGCCGAAAACCCTGACCTAATTGCCAAGGCGACCAAAGCGCTCATGGAGGCTCCGGTAAGCCGGAGAAAGTTTTTGGAAACCTCTCGCAATGCTGTTGCGGCGGTGAACCAAGCCAAAAATATAAATAAATTGCTTAAACCAAAGAAAATGGCGATTAAAAAACTTTCGCCTAATAATTTGGAAAAGGCTCGCGATGCCCTTAGCGTAATTCTTAAAGAGCCTGTGAATGAAAACCATCCAATTTTAAAAAATTTGGTAAACAAAGAAACATTGGAAAGTTTGGCTCACACCATGGAGCGAGACCATGATGAAAATCCAATCCAAATGCATGAAATTGCACACGGAGGAGGGGATACGGTCTCTTATATGGACCCAGAAATGGAAGATGAGATTTATAATCGGGCTCATCAACATATAAAAAATGATCTCGAATGGCGTGCTTTTGGATCGAAAGGCCCGAAAATTTCTGATGAAGAGTTTAAAAACCTTCTCGATGAAATGGTTGAAAAGCAACGAAATCAACCTGCGCAATCGGAAGAACCAGAGCACGAAGCGCATGGCGGTTTCATTCACAAAGAGAGCGGCGGAAGCCTTTCCGAGCGCCGTGCAGCAGCTCAGGCCAAAATCAAAGAGCTTTCCGCTCAGCTCCGCGACCCAGCTTTGAGCGCCGAAGAAAAAGAAGCCATAAAACAACAAATCAAGGACCAAGGTCAGATCGTCGCACAAAAAGGCGAAGCTCCTCCTCCGCAAAAACCTTCGAGCTCGGATCAAAATAAAAATCCTGAGTTCCAGCCAATGCGCGTGAAAAACGTATTGGGAACCTATTCACATGCTGCGGAGGTTACTCAAAAGGCCAAACAGGAAAAAATGACTCCGGAGCAATGGGTTAATTTTCTGGAAAAGAAATCCGGCGTAAAATCCGACGAGTTGAAATGGGCTGATATTGCAGGAATGCATCCTCCGGCTGGCCAAAAAACCGTCAGCCGTGAAGATGTTGCGCGGCGTTTGGAAGATGCCAATATTAATGATTACGAAGAAAACATTCGCGATAATTCATATCGGGATTTTGATTCTCACGGGAATCGAATAAACGACAGCGACGAAAGACGAATGGCGGTTGCTCGCGATGCGCTGAAAGACCCCAAGCTGTTCAAAGAAATTTTTGGCGATGATTACCTCGCCATGGACCAAGAGCTTCGCGAAAAAGAAGACGATTTAAAACAACAGGGACATTTTGATTATGGGCTCAGGGAAGGGCTTGCAGAGCATCTGAACGATAATCATGCTGGTTATTTAAACAGATACACAACCAAAAAACGCGCCAAGCATGAGCAATACACGCTGAAAGAGCAAGGAAACAACAAAAATTATCGCGAAATCGTTGCGCAATGGAAGCCTGAAAAGAAACTTTTTCAATACGATATGCATTATCCTGAATACAACCCTTTGTTTCATATGCGTTTGGCTGATTTGCATGACCCAGTTCCTGCGATGACAGATGATGAAGTTTATGAACTCGCGAGAAAAGCCGGAGTAACGGTTCCTTTGTCGTTTCAAACTGGCGAACCGCAAGTCAATAACCTCGCTTCAGGATTCTTGCATCAAGTTCAAGGGCGCATTCCAAAAGAAGATTTCGATCGTTTGCATTCATGGTGGCTGCAAAAGCACCCCGGAGACAAGCAATTCGGCCCTGCTCCGGGCAAAAAATATCTTCATGTTGAAGAAGTCCAAGGTGACTGGGGCCAAAAAGGTCGTGGTCGTTTTGGCGAACGAGATGATATGAGCAAAGATGCTCTTCATCAAGAATATAAACGCCTCGATGATGAATATGATAATATTTATGATGAATATTCAAAAGCAAAAGACAAAATTTATAATGAGCTTTACGTTCCTGTTTATCAACATCAAGATCGTTTTGAAAAATTACGTTATACGGATGAAGGCGATCGTTATACCGATTATTGGAGAAATCTCAGCCGAGATGAAAAAGAAAAAATTTTAGAAGATCATCAAAAAGAATATTATCGTTTGGCTAATATTGCCGATAAACAATGGGACGATCACCAAAATAATAATTTTAAAGGAACGGAAGTTGAACCAATTAGCAAAAAATTAGGTGAATTTGCCGATTTAAGGGACGAAGCATACGAAAAATACAGAAAAGCCAGAGAGTCAGTTCCTCCTGGTCCGCACGTCACCGACACTGACAAATGGACCAATCTTGCGGTGAAGCGGCTTCTCAAAGAAATGGTCGATGGCGGCTATCATGGAATCGTTTTGACGAATGGCGATCAACAAAGCAAACGCTGGATGGGGCAACCGGGCGTGAAAAGTTATTACGACGAAACCCTTGAACCAGCAATCGAAAAGGCTTTCAAGTCTCACGATCCTGCGGCGGGTAAAATCAAAAACAGAACTTTCCCATTGACGAAAAAAACCCACGTCACGTTCGATTATCCGCATGTCGCGGAAACGGTTGGGATGCCATATGACCGAGATTCTCCTGATTATCATAATCAGCGCGTAGCGGTGCACGATTATTGGCGTAATTTAACGCAATCCGAACGCGACCAAGTCGAAATGAATTGGAGAAACAAGGGCAATGATTACCAAGAACAAACCATTGCGGATTTGCCTCTTTATGAAACCACGCCCAAGGCCAATGAATCGATTTCGAACAATCAAAAATTGTTCCGGCGCGGCGGCGACGTAAAAGCTCCAGTTGCCAAATCGAAAAACAAGATGCATACTCCCGCGATTATTGGGCAAGCGCTCAATAAAATCCATTCGTTGCCGCGCGACATGGATTCAACCCTCAGCGGCCAACAGGGACGCCTGTTCTAACAACCTCCGGAGCCACCCATGTCTCAGACCGCCAAGACCTCGCGGGACGCTATGAAAGCCAAGGCAAAGCGCCTTGCTTCGGCCGACCCTCATACGAAAGTTGATTCATCCGATTGGACGCCGCCTCCTGCCGAAAATGCCAGTGTTCAAACGGGCATGCGCCCATTGAGCAAGCGGGCCTACAAAAAGGGCGGAAAAGTCATCGGCAAAGCCGAAGGCATGAAAGCTGCACATCGTGCCGACCGCGCTCCACGCAAGAGCGGAGGTCGCTCCGAGTCAGATCGTGCGCATCGTTATTTGACACCGGACAACTTGATCAATCGTGATGTCCGCATGGCAAACGAAGCTCGCGAGGGCACGAAGCATATTGGTGGTTTGAAACATGGGGGCAAGGCCCACAAATTCAGCGGTGGCGTGGGTGAAAACCCTGTCGGTTCACAAAACAAAATGATGGGCCAAGCTGCTGGAATGATGAAAAAGGGTGGTCGTGCTCATAAGTTGAGCGGTGGCACGCTTCAAAATTACCTTGAAGCTGCCCGTCCAGAGCTTGCCGTCAGCAAAATGATGGGCGATGAAGAAGGCGTGCGGAAGCGTTCCGCCGGAATCCGCAATGCCTCGAATAAACTTTCGGGCGTAGCAAATGCAGGCAATGCACCATTTGAGATGCCTGATTACGGCGAAATGTATCCGGGCAAAAAGCGCGGCGGCAAAACGGATGGCCATAAAGTCGAATGGCTGCACCATAAAAAGCCGCATCACGCTCATGGTGGCAAAACGCACCCGGATGAAGCCGAAGATAAAAAACTCATTAAAAAGATGGTGAAGCCGTCTTCTCTCGAGCATCGTACTCATAAATTGAGCGGCGGTTTGCTTTCTCGCTATCTGGAAAAAGCTATTTCCGATCGTCATGGAAAACTTTCTCAAGCTGGTAAACAAACTCGTGCGGCGGAAAAAATTTATGACAGCCCATCGTGGTCTAGAAGTTCCAATTCTTCAAAAATGGCAGAAGGTTTGCAACAAAACGCTTGGGATAAAATTGACAAAGCAAATAAACGTGATGTTGGGATTTCTTTGGCAAAATCTAAATTAACCGGACAACCAATGGAACAGGTTAATAAACAATGGTGGAATCCTAAAATACCAGAAGGAAAAACTGCAAAAATCCGAGCAACAGATGAATCGCCAATGAAACGTGGTGGTTCGGCTCATCCGCATGACTGCAAATGCCACAAGTGCTGGGGCGGCAAAGCTGAAAAGAACAAAGGCGGCGGCGTTTTCAAAGGCGAAGGCTATCCGTTCAAAGTTCCCGGTGAAGTCAAGGGCGGAC